AGGAAATAATCATGGCGATAGATCTCACTAGATACCCAGGTGTAAATTCTTTTTTTAATTTACTAGCGGGAGAACTTCAACAATTTAATAGGTTAGCCATATTTAATGGGGGCCCTGCTACAGTTATTTCTGCTACGGGAGTAGTTAAAGCTTTACCTGTAGCTGTATATAGATTACGGTGCTTAACTTCTGGCACTGTTAAACTGTGGGATAATGCTGTTGCAGGTTCTGGAACTGTCTTAGTAGATACTATAGCTATGACTGCCGGTCAAGTTATTGAATTGGGGGAACTAACTGAATCAGGTGTTTATGCTACAGTAACAAGTGGTACATATAGATTAGTTACTTCGGAGTAATCATGGCTAAAATATACTATGATATGCAGTCACCTACTAATGGTATAGGAACTCCTACCGATCCTAAAAATACATGGGCTACTCCATCAAGTGCTGATGAAATTTACTTTAAGAGAGGTAGTGTATTTATTAGATTTGGTCAGCTTACTATGGGTTCGGCTGCTAGCTTAGTATTAAATGCTTGGGCTAATCCAGATGGCAGTGATAATCCTTTACTGCCTAAACCAATAATCTCTGCCTACACTACAACCTCCACATTTATGCCCTTTAGTGGGGCTGGAATACATAGAATACGTAATATAGAATTTAATAATATATATGGGGCTGATAAATCTGCATCAGCTCCATCCTGCATAAGTTTTGGTGCAGTAGGCACACTTAACGTAGACCCAGGAGTTAATGGTAGTGTTACTGATTGTGACTTTTTTAATATAGGTGGCAATGCTATACAATTTAATGGTATTGGAAGTAGCTCATTTGCTTCTTTAGCTGCTGAGTATGCAGTTGTCTCCAGGTGTAATTTTGACAATATAGGTACAGATGCTGTCTTTGCTAAAGTTAAAGGTTACTTTGAAGTATCTCATTGCAGAATGACTAACCTATCTGTCAATGATACTAATGGAGATGGGGTAGGATTTTTAGACTCTAATCCTAGATTTGCCTGGATACATGATAATTATATAGATCATAGAAACAAAGATAGCAAGCAGTGCATTATTATTGATGGGGTAGACGGTTCTGGATTTGCTCTCATAGAAAATAATGAACTTTATGGTTTTGGAACTAAATATTCTCAAGCTAATCTTCATGTACCTATAAATGTAGAAGGTACTAGGTCTATCATACGGCAAAACAACATAAAAAATATTTGTGGTTTTGGTATAGTAGTTAATGCACCCTCAGAAATATATAGTAATATACTGGAGGTGATCAACTACAGAGATAATGCTCATACAATATCCGTACTTACAAGTAACTCAAAGATATGTAATAATAAAATTAGCACTGATAGTCTTAACACAGGTACTGCAGTAGCTTTTGGTTCTGGTAGATCCAATATACAGCTTAAGAATAATATATGCACAGGGGCAGATGTATTTTCTAGTATCCCTGCAGGTACAACTATAGATGCTGGGGCTAATAGACTATATAATGTAAATACCTATTATAGTAATCTAGGTACTCTTAATCAGATTGCTGCGGATACTTATACTAAGCCAGAAATACAAGGTAATTTAGAGCCTGCAGAATCTTTAGTAGGCTCTGGGTTATTCATAGGTTACGTTAAAGATTATAAAGGTAAGACTTTCTATAATCCACCTAGCGTAGGCCCGGTAGAATATGAAAGACCTAGACTAACTAGAAACTAACAGACGTAAAAAAGCCCCCGTAACTGGGGGCAATTTTTTGCCTATTGATTTCTCAGTTTGGCAATACAATTATTGTTCTATCCTGCTGCAATTTCTGAATTAGTAACCTACATAAACCTAGTATCTCATCCTGAGTATAATCTCCGTGCACAACTACTTTACAGTAGGTTGCAATTTCCATTAGCTGGATAAAGACATCTTTCTCAGGTTGATCATGTAAGATTTGCAGAAGCGCGGGGTGCTTATGTACTTCTATCTGAAGATCAACAAGCTCCTGTGGAAAGTAACTATATACAGGATTCTTTAGTTCAAGTGTAGGTGATACAGCCTGCTTAGCTAAAGGGTCCCAGATTAGTTTAGGTGGATTGCTCATGCCGTAGATACTCCTAAGATATCTAATGATTCTAACAGACCTAGTCTTTGGTCAATTGCATCCTTTATTGCATAGTGGCTAGCGCTACTTACACTAATTCGGGCTAGTTTGAACACTGTGCGACAGTCTCGAATATCACTATACTTCCAAGGTATAGGTAATTTTAGCTGATTGTATGCGTGAGAAAGAATAGCTACGTCAAAGTCAGTACCTTTGCACCAGATAACTGGCGGCTTATCAAAGGATTCCAGCCAGCTTGTGAATTCCTTTAGAGTAGTGGAAAGTCCACTAAGTCCTGCAGGTTTATTTATTTGAGCTGCCCACCAGTCTTTGGTACTATCTGAAGATGTTCTTTCATGCTGAGTATAAGTATCTAGTTCTCTATAAAATTGCTTTACTCCAGTAGCCATATCAACTGCGCCGATACTTATGATAATTGCTGAAGGAACTGTATCTTCAGTTTCAATATCTACCATGATGTGTTCTTTATCGGATTCCATGTAGCGCTGTCCTTTCAAGTTTACGTTTACGGTATGTTTCACAATACTCTGCTGCCGTCTTAGGTTTAGGTCTTGGTTTATTTACACACATATATCCCCAAGTGTATACTGCGGCAGGACATCCTCTGGCTGGTTTATTCCAATCAACTATATAAATAAGCTTTCTTCTCATCAAAGAGTTAAGCCATTTAATAACTGTGTTTCTGCATAGCCCAGTCTTCTCTACTAACTGATCCTTAGTATATTCCCCTTCATTAAGTTGTAAGCATAGTTCACTAAAGGCAGCGGCATAGGCTAAGTATTTAGTTGTGCCAGTCACACCTGCCCCTTTATTTCTAATCGCCTGCTTTCTTATCCGCTCTTGCGATAGCTGCGTCGTCGGAATATTGCATTGCGGCATATCTAATTTGTAGCTTAGTTGCATTCTGTTGAAGAATTTTCTGTCGCGTAGTATTTACTATGCCATAGTAATCACTTAAGTAATAGTATAAGTAACCAAGTGCATCTTTGATCTTGCTAAGTTCTCTTTGCTTATTATAAATATATTCCTTCTTTATGCAATCAATGAGTTGACCTAGCTTGTATGTAAACATGTTATCATTAATTCTACTAGTGCCTGTAACACACTCTGATCTAGTTAGTCCATAATGCAGTAATGCAGCCTGGAGATAAAATTCAAAATCACCAAACTCCTCAACTAAATTAGCCCCTGCCTCACATAGTTCACCTAGCTCACCAGCTAAACCTAAACCAATATGGCAGGCATTTAGATTTTCTGGTAGTGGCTTAAGTAACTTCTGTACAAACTGATCATACCTAATTGATTCTCTAGGTGCTTCAGGAGTATCCGGATTAGTAGATACTGATACAAAGATTGGCGGGTTCATAGTTTCATATTCCTTTCCTCTTGTGTTAAGAGGCTGTAGTCTACATATTTATCAACGCCCTCAGCTATTGCGGATAGCTTGGGCAAGAAGCCTAAGTCCTTAACGTGCTGAATCTTATCAGCTTCCGATAAGTTCTTTAAGATTTCACCTAACTTAGATATGTTCTCTAGATCATGATGTACTTGTTTCCATATTCCTTTAATAGATATAGGAGATTCTGCATCACTGATAACCTGTAGTACCTTATGTGTAGTGTCGCTATTTTTAGCCATACCAAATTCACCCAGTGCTTTAGGCATAAAGATTTCAGCGTGCGCTAGTATAGTGTTAGCATAAATCACTACAGGTTCTGTAATCTTTTCTTCTTTCATTGAACACATGCATAGGATACATAGTTTTAGTAACTGAGTGAACCTTCTATTGTGGTATGATTCAAATCTAGGATCAGGTAATTGAACTGCTGACTTGTATATTTTATCCAGTAGCTTCTTAGCACCCGGAGTGTATGTAAGTTTAGTCTGAGTGGGCGGCTTGATTTCTCTTAGCCAATCTATAAACCACTGAGTTTCTTCTGCATCAGGCTCCTCAGGAAATGTAATCTTATCTCTGGTTCTGTAGCCCCACACCATTATTAACCTAGAGAAGAATCCTTGACCAATTATTTCAGGAGGGAAAGAAGAAGCCAGGGTAGTAGGAGTATTTCCGCCAAGGATATTAATAGTAGGATTATATATGGTGACGGACTTTCCGTTCTTAATCTTAGATTCATAAGGACCATCATAGTCCCACATTTCTCCAAGATCAGAAAGAAAGTCAAGTATATTATTACCGAAGAATACATTGAACTCTCCTGATGCTATGAACATTGTGTTTATCTTATGGCTAGTATCTTGTTCCATACCACCAAATAAGTTCTGGTCTAGTACATCATCTAATACATTATCACTTACATTCTGCTCTGATAAATCTATGAAGAATTTTTCTTTGGTAGTCTTAGTTGCGGCTAGTGTTCTGTAGCCTGCTTTTTTAATTAGAAACTTAGCTATGTTTATTGCTGTGTTTTTTCGTGCGCCTGCTCCACCAATTAACATTACATATAAGTTAGGGTATATATTAAAGTGCCCTTGCTTTAGGTAGTAATCCCTTTCTAGATAAGCAGCAAGGGCTGTTAGTATAGCCCATCTGTGATAGATGGCAGGCGGCTCAGTATCTTGGGTGTATCCCATATACCGAGTAATGAAATCATCCTGCCCCATTATATTTCTCAGTTACCTAGACTTACTGTAGTCTTGAGTGATACGACCATGAGTTAACATATCACCAAGCTCTTTCAGTTCTGCTGGCGCTCCATCCCAACAATTAAGTGCTCTGTCAATTGCAGTAATGAAGTAAGATAATGATTCCTCAGTCACATTTAATCTGATATGTGAGATTGACTCATCTTCATTACGTTTAACTAATACATGAATCATTCTGTTTCACTCCAATAAATAGCAGGGGAATCCGGTTTACCTATTTTAAGGGCTGCCGGGACTGTGAATGTTCTGGTAACTCCAGATACATCGCGGACACTGACAGGAATTTCCATACGCTGACGTACCATTTCAGGTAGCTCTTTCCGTTTCTGAGAATATGAAAACAAGATACTATCGTGAATCTGTGCATGGAGTCTAAAGCTATCTGCGTAGGGTAATGCGACTTCATAAAACACCCTCATATATGCTTCATTAAGAGTTCTGGCATTAAGGCTTTGCGGACAATGTGCCACATAAGCATTAAGGTCAGGCTTATTCTTTAGGGGATTACCGAAACAATACCTAGTCCAGTCCCCTTGTTTAATATATTCAGCAGGGGTATACTTACTTAGGTTATACTCCGTGTGATGGAATGCTCTGCTTACTAACTTCTTAGTTGTCGTGATCTCCTGAACTACTGATGCATAGTAAGTGCCTGGAGAGAAAGGTGTATCTGTACCTTTGAGCTTTGAATAGGTGATGTGAAACCTACCAAGTAAAGTATTAGCAATCTCAATAGGGTTATGTAGTCCTAGAGATAGAAGTTTATTAGCAAGGTAGATGTTAGGTAAACCCATAGTGTCAACGAGAACTATCCCAGTCATATTATAGTTGGCACCATGATTAACTGGCTTAGCTAACTGACGAACTGGCTTATTCAGTACCTTACCTGTAGCTTCATCATAGATTTTATTATAGGGGATACCAAAAAACATAGATGCATTCTTGCTGTGGAAATCTCCAGAGCTTAGTGCATCAATCATCTTCTCTTCACCGCTTATGTATGCTGTGTCTCTAGACTCTGCTTGCTCAAGATCACATTCTCCAATGTAGAATTCATCAGGAGCACGAAGTGTTTGTTTAACTTCGGGTCCGCGAGGTTGATTCTGTACATTGGCTCCGCACCAAAAGGCATGTTCACCGCTTGCAAGTCTACCTGTGCCAGTATGATGAGGATTAAGGGAATAGAGAAATGTACCAGAGAAATCTTTAGATCCGCCTTCACCTGCATGGATACCTGTTTGCTTAGCATCTTCATCTGTCCTTAGATAAGTACCTTTAAGTTTCTTGAGTCCGCGTATATCAAGAATGAGTGTGAGTATGCGTGCATTAAGTGGGTGGCGGAAGGATGCTTTCTGTAGATTAGTTTCATCTGAGGAAGTTAGATCACCGCAGCCTAAGATTTTGAGCAGGGTAAGTACCTGCTTGGGGGAGTTAGGATTAAACTCAGGACAGCCTAGCATCTTACGTAGGGAGACTAGCTTCTCTAATACCTGGCTATCAATATCTTTGCGAGCAGTTTCCAGACGTTCGCTATCTCGCAGAAGTCCAGTCATCTCACTAAGAAGGCAAGGATAGACTAAAGGAAATTCAAGAATATAATTTCTGACCGCCCAATCAGGCATCTGTCGCATCTGCTGTATCCATACATTTGCGGTTGCCCAGGTATCAAGAGCATTATATCTGTAATACTCTTGCAGATCGTTGGTTTCTGCGAGGTCTTTCCAATATACCACCTTACGCAGAAAGAAGGCATTAAGGAAAGCAAGATCTTTAGGTAACTCGGAATGCCAGGAATGAAATAAATGTGCCGTGTCCCAGAACCAATTCCGTGGAGCACTGTTATATCTAAGGAGATATGCGTTATCATATTTACCATTCTGAAATATTTTAGGTGCTTCAAGTACATTGATCTTGCGCATCCAAGCTAAGGCAAAAGCAGAATCTACCGGCAGCACCACAGATATAGTTGTAAATACATTAGTAGATTTATTGAGATGTATAGCAGTATAACCAATGCAACGAATACTGAGAGGGTTCCTAAGCGTTTCAATATCCACTGCAATAGCATATGCATCTTTGAATTGCTCATAGTAGGAAGCTACATTACTTTCATTTAATAGATCCCACTTGAAATCTGATGGTTCTTCCCATGCTTCAGGAGCAGCTACCTTTGATATGAATCTTGCTGCAATAAATTTACCGTAGGGTACTGTGAACAACTGACGGAGTGGTGGAATGAAAACCACTTCCAGATTCTTGTAGGAAAATAACGACCCTGCGTAGTCTGAGAGCTTTGGATTTGACTTGGTGTTTCCTTCCCGCTCAAGTAACTTGGACAGAATATCGGTGTTCGTAGACGCAATCTTTGTAACTTTACGTGATGCACAATACATCTCCAGTTCAGATAGCATAGTGAATGGCTGAGTAGATACATAAGTATCTAAGCCACTGAACATACCCTTGAGATGGGCAATGTAATTCTTATCATCAAAGGTGCCAAGGAATAAACACTTAGTCACTGTTAATCTCCAGTTCTAAATGGCGCACCTTAGAATCTCCTGGTATGATAGTTAACATACTATCCTCAACACGTACTGCAAAGATATCACCACGAGTAACTACGCTATGAACCATAGTGCTGTTAAATAGTCTCTTACCTGGAATGACCCGGATATAAAGTACATTGTCAAGCTCAAAACATTTTAGCATAGCCATGTTTATTACTCCTAGTAAAGTGGTGGGTCGTGTTGGACTTGAACCAACGACCAAGGCATTATGAGTACCCTGCTCTAACCAACTGAGCTAACGACCCGTAATGGTCTCACCTATAAGATTTGAACTTATAACCTACTCCTTAGAAGGGAGTTGCTCTATCCTATTGAGCTAAGGTGAGGATAAGAAACTAATGAATACACCCACTATACAAGCTGGGTGCATGAGATTAGTTACCTAATAGATTATACAATCTGAATGGCTTTGATCTCTAGGTACTTCTTGCTCTTATCTTTCTTGTCAATGCGAGTATCAGTAACTACAAGAGCTTCAGCACTCTGCGCGGCAGCCATCATATCCCGGTTACTTTGTGGACCAAAGTGTTCACCAAGCTGCTTCATAACTTCCTTGAAATCACCTTGGCCGTATTCATTGGCTAGGTAATAACGCTTGTTGGTTTCCTGATCCTTACTTACAGGATCATCAGTGGAACCACTAGGAAGTTCTACAGTCTCTAGAGCTTTGAGCTTTAGGGTGATGAAGGGATTAGCCTTATCTTCCGTGTTGGTTTCAAAGTAAATAACGCAGCGATGAGTACCAGGAGGGAATGATTTGAATTCCGGAATGTCGGCTAGATCATCTAGAGTGCCGTCAAGAATGCTATTGATGTCGAAGGTGTCGTTGCTCATGATTAGTTCCGTGTAATGAAATAAGTTACTTAGTGGGATGTGATTTACCCGTGCTTAAGATATTTTCAACAAGTGTTGCATATCCAGCAATGTCGTGCCAATGGTCAATGTGATTTGGATTACCGCATAGTATTCTCCCTAGTTTGTGACAGATCATATCAATTGATTCTTTCTGATATGGGGATAGTAATTCCCAGTTTACTTCATTTCTGCAAATAGCTTTAAATAGCTGCATAACCCTACCATTCTCAATGAAATCTCCATGACTATTTTCCCTCTCATTAAGTGTAGCCTGTACATTCTCACTCATGTTCTATTCCTTAATTTTTCCAGTGCACTTACTGCATTAGTTGCAGGTGTAGGTGCTGGTTGCTTAAGTATGATATCCCCAGTAAAGATGGGAACTAGATTAGGTTCTGCACTTTGTTCAGTTACTTGACCACTCCTTGACCCAGTTAGAATATTATTTGCATAGATAGTGCTTGATCCTACAATGTGTTTCTTGTTCTTGACTTCGCAGTAGAATACTTCATCAAAATACTTAGCTGTATTCCTGGAGAAGTTTCTTGTGCCGGCGGTAGGAACAATCTTATTCTTACCATCTACCATTTCAACTTCAGTCTCATGGCTAATACAGATTACATTGAACGGTGCTTGCTGTACATAGGATAAGAACATATCCATTAGCTTGCCTAAGTTACCCCAGTCATCATAGTCTAGTTTGTAATCATCAGGCTGATTCTTAGTGATGTGCGCTATTGCACTATTAGTTAGCTGAGTAAGTGAGTCAATGATTACAATGGTACTGCTAGGTAGTTCATTTAAGTTTACAGAAGTGGAAGGCTTAGAATCTTTGCGACATACAGCACAAGATACTTTACCATGCTCTTGACAAATAGATACTGGGCCTCCCTTGATTACCTTGAGCATAGTCTCAATAGCAATAGGAAAGCCGCGAGTATCTGGAATCTTGATTAGCTCAACTCGTTCTTGCTGCTCACGTGGAAGTTGAAATAAAGTATTGGAGCCATTCTCAAGATCAAATACAATCGCATCAAAGTTAGTGGTTACTTTACCAGCAAGGAAAGTTTTACCTGATTTCGGCGGTCCGAATAAGAGAAGATGATGATGAGATGATTTGGTGCATTCAGATAGTTTCATTAGTTTAGCTCCATTATTTAATGGCTAGATTCCCCTTTAGGTCCTAGTGTTCTTGGGTCTGCAAATCTAGCTAGTTCCACAGGCATAGGAGTGGCCAATAGCATACCAATCCAGACCTCACCTTTAGGTGTAACTATATAATTATGCTTATCAGGTTTACGGCGTTCTACAAAACTAACCAAACCGCTTTCGCATAATTCCTCAGTATAATCTAGTACAGCCGGAGCTTGTTGATTAGGTAATCGCCTAGTAGAAGTTAGGTAGTGCAGCATTAAAGTAATATGAAGCGGTGTGATTTTCATGATTCTACATTTCCTAGTTGAGTTTCAAGTAGATCAGCAAGTGTTAGCTTAATCTGATATTCAGTTTTATCTTCCATCTCTGGAGTGCAAGGCTTAGTTATGTGCTCATTACTTAGTGTGCATGTGTTGATGTATTCACAGTCACGAAAGAAAGCATTACAGGATTCACCATACATAGGGTATACTTCAGCAGCTTCATACATCTTGATGATTTCAATATCAAGAAGCATCTCACGAATCCACAGTGCTCGCTGAAGATATGTCTTAGTGAATGGTATCTGAGTGTACTCTCTGCTCTTAGTTTGATAGACTAGATAAATTACATCATATGAAGATAGTGTACCAAAGATACTATCCAGGACAACACTGTATCCGATAGCCTGTGCACTATTTTTATATGTAGATGGATGTAAGCTAGCCGCAGCAGTAGTTTTGAGTTCTAGTACTACTACTTTTTTTGTTTCTTTATGTTGAAGCACCGCATCAACGTGGCCACGATAACGGAAACTATCGGGAAAATCAACAACAAAAGAGAGTTCACAAGCAGGCTTTCCTTGATAAGTTACAAGCTCATAGTTATCTAAGAAGCCTGCATTCTTAAGTGCAAAGAATCTTTTGATAGCTAGGATGGCATCCCAAAAAGATTTCTGAGCTTTCTCATCATTGGCAAATAGATCAGTGTGCCAACCTAAGAATGCTTTCCAAATAACTTCTTGTTCAGTTACTCCATCTTTGAGCGCAAGTTGGACAGCTTCGCCAACGACGTGGCCGAAAGCAAATGTGATTGTTGTGAGGGGATGTTCCTGCTCTCTTGCTGTGGTTCTTTTCTTATACAGCTCAAATTTTCTGGGGCAGGTATGTAAGCTGAGGCGACTTGAGTAGCTAAGTTGCCTAATGCGGTAGTCAATTTTGCCTGTATATCCTGGTTCGACCCAAGGATCTCCGCTGTATTCTTCTGTTCCTGACTGTTCAAATCCAGAACTACCAGGGAAATCTGTCGAATGACTATCGAGTATACTGTCGAGTAAGTCTGAGTTGGTAGACACTTTAATATCTCCTGCACTAATGGTAAGTATATATCACGATTGTAGGCATATATAGGTTCACAGCCTAACCAGTCTCTTAAGCGTTTATACTTAATATAATCCAGTTGGTAGGCTGTGCATATCAATACTAATCGTTGCCTTAACTCACTGATATCTGTGTCCATCTCGTTATAGGCTAATAGCTAGATTACTAACTCTTTTATCAAGAATTTCAATTTGCGCCATTAAGTTATTGATACTGGTTTGGTGGTTATTTAGTATTTGAGTAATACGTTCAAATGATTCTTGATGAGTCCTAAGAATTTGAGTAATTACAATTTCTTCACTAGTTTTCATGATAGTTCCTTAGTGTTAATTAAAATGCGTCCGCGCCAAGTTTCTTAATCGCAGTTACTGCGGTAGCCTTCTTAGCAGACTTACTAACTGACTGAACTAAGTGAGTGTTAGTTTGCTTTTCCAGTCCGGCTACTACAATTTGAATCTGTTCTTCAGATAATAGAGTTACATTCTCAGGCTGCGCACGTAGAGTCTTATGAATATCATGCAGTAACCCAGGCATCTTAGGGTGTGCATCTAATAGAGCAGCTTGGAGAGAAGCAATCTTTTCCTGAAGATCAAATGGAATAGTCTGAGTCATGCCAGTAAGTCCTTAGTCTTAAGTAACCAATCCTTTACCATGATTTCATCTTGCTCTTGTGGATCAGCTGCTTTAGTTATAGATGTTATCTGAGAGATAGGGAACCATTCTGCTTGGGGATCACCATACTCATCTATTACAGATAAGCCATTGACTTCATGAATCTCAAAGTGAATAGCTTTATCTGTACTTCGTAGTATGTATCCACGAACTGGTTTAGCTTCTGAAATGTTTGCCAAGTTATATGCTCCTAGAATCTATGGTAGTTTCCATTGGTTTAAGATAGAAAGTTATTACACTTCCCTTTCGTTCATGACACATGATTACTTTCACACTGTCATTCTGCATTTTATATGGTATGTCTAACCATTTTTCTTTTTGAACTGCTTTGATAATCCGTCGATGAGAAAGACGATTAGCCGTTATAGAGACTCCTTTTGTGGAAGCATCATATAACGGCAGGGCTTTTAGTTTATACCAAATAGATTGGTAATATCTCATCAAGGGAGTGGTAACATATTTATCTATACCCTAGCCTATTGCTAGTTTTAACCTTTGACCTCACTGTAATGAAGAACCTAGGAGACCAGTGAATTACGTTCTAAGGTATAGATAGATATGTGGACAGTTTAGTCTCATGTCCAGGAGAGTAAGATTACAGGTTCTGAGCTACGGCAACTAGATCATCGGCGGCAAGATAGGAATCAGCACGACGCAGAAGCATCTCAATGATTTCAGTATGCTCTTCCGCATTCTTGGTTTCCATATACAGGGCAAGCTGCGCCTTTAGCAGAGTGATAGTCTTCTTATCAGTCTTCCAGGGAGCAAACTTCTTACGGTACACAATGGTTGCACGCGTAACCTGATCTTCACTCTTGTTAGTAAGTGAAGGCATGACTGCAATGTAATCTGCAATGAAGGCTTCCCAGGCTTCATCAGAGATAGTGCTAGAACGACGATCTTCTTTAGGCTGGTTAGCAATGGCAGCCCAAGTAACCTTATCGTGCGGGAATTCTTTCGCAGTAAGATTCTCGTCATCAGAAACATAGCTTGCGGCTGCACTACGGACAGTTCCGTACAGTGCCTCCATTAGCAGATCAACTTCTTTCTTATCACCGCGCGTAAGAATGTCGACAACACCTTCTACGCTAGGAACTTCTACTTCTACAGTCACATCTGGGCGCTTATTGCCCATCTTATCTTTCTTAAATCGAAAGATCATCTCCTTGGTTTCAACAAGATTGTTTACATTTGCAACGATAGTGGTTTCGGACATTTGGTTTTCCTGAGTAGGTGGAAAGCGGGAATCTTTAGTAACGGTAGATTCCCTGAACCGTTGAGCTAGTATGCAATAATCAGCGGGCGGCGTCAACCCCCCTCACGGTCTAGTTTAGTCGGTATATTTATGATAACAACTCTCTCTGCTTAACAGCTTTACCTTTGAAATACTCAGCCTTCTCTTCTAAGGTATTACCTTTAACTCTCTGACTGAGGATACCCTTAACAAAAGTATCTGGCTCACAGATTACATATAACTCCTCCCTTGCGCGGGTAACTGCTGTATATAGTAACTCCCTTGAAGTCATAGTTGCATGTGATTGATGGATACAAAGGAATACTTTTCTCCATTCCGATCCCTGAGCCTTATGCACAGTTAAGGCATAACCAAGCAGTAAAGAATTAATTTCACCGGCGGATTCAAGTTCTACTTCCCGCTCAGTATCCATTAGTTTAACGGTTACTTTATGAGATGCCTTGTTAACTCTTTCCTCTGAGCTTTCAGAACTAGCTACTTGTGATAAGATAAAGTCTAGTTCTTCATCGCTGCTAATGTTATCTGCCGCACTGACTGATGAATCATAGCCCCAATAATCTAGAGTAGTTGATGCAGCAATAGGAAGAATACCTGAGTAACTTACATTCTTCTCAATCTTAGAGATTATTGCATCTTCCTTATCATATAGAACCTTATCACCTACAGATAAGTGAACTTTCTGGAAGCCGGCAATGATTTGATAAGTTACTTCTTCACGGGTGCGAGCTAAGTGGTTAGCAATGATTTTATTTACTTCATCAGTACCACATGCTTTATTGAATGGAATAAGAATTGTATCTTCGTCTGGATTATATACTCCTTTATTGTATGCTTGCTTAAAGAAATTACCTAAGGTAATGGTAGCATCTAATGCACTAATCTTTTTCTTCCATGGGTGCAGTGTCATTTGTCCTTCATGTTTCCATGTAGGAAACTCTTCTAATTCTATTGGTTTACCTGATAAGATACGATGGGCTAATGAAATGATAGGAGATTCTAGTGCTTGTCGATACACTTCAGTTAGCTCAACCACTGGAAGTTCCAGAAGTTTGAATCCTAGGATAGCAGGACCAAATACAGGTGGAAGCTGTTGGATATCTCCAAGATAAATAATTTGAGGATTGTGCGGGCAGGCATCCATTAGTAACTTATGAAGATCAGTACCTAGCATTGAACCTTCTTCGATAAAGATTACTCTGATAGATGGTGGCAGTGGATTAGAAGCATTGCGCATAGGTTCAAAGCGCATTTTAGTTTTATATCCTCCACTGGTTTCATCATACACTTCATAGTATACAGGCTGGTATTCTAAAAGTTTGTGGATGCTGAGGCAGTTATCCTTTAGATCCTCAGACATATTTCTACGGATATTAGCTACTGATCTGCGAGTGAAGGCACAGATTACAATACCTGGGCTTCCGCTAATTAGATACTTATGTCCATCAGCTTCTAGGATTCCAGGAATTCCATTATCAATAAGTGCTTTACCTACTGCACGTTGACAGGTAGTTTTACCTGTACCTGCTGCACCAATAAATACGCAAGATTTACCTGATGCAGCTAGCTTAACAAAGAATGATTGCTTCTCATTTAGTGTAATGAGATTACCATACTTATCATGAGTATGTGTTGCATCTTCCTGATCTGGCATGCTAGGAAGTGTTATTATGTAATCTCCAGATTCAGTTACTGAACAAGATTCTTTTGGTGCACATAAGGATGAACATTCAGGATTAGTAGCTACTTGTTTAGCTTTTCTGTATTGTGCAGCTAAAGCAAGTAGCCTCTCTCTATTAATTTGATTCACTTTGTCATTCCTTTCCATTGACTTACTATTAAGTTAGTGTAGCATTTCTGCTTACTTAATTCATCTACCTTTTCCCAGGCTTGGTTAATATCCATTAGACAGATAGAACCATTAGGATTGTGCCAGCAACTTGGGTAAGTTATTCCAGTCATTGGGAGATACAAATCAAATGCTACAATATATTGTCTAATTGTACGTTTAGACATTGAGTAACTCTCCCATGAAATCTGGAATAGGGCGTCCTTTATAGCTCATGCCGCGCCCGTTGTCAAGCCACTCAGTATGCTTCTTTCTATAGTAGAGTTGGTACTTCTGAGTAATTGATAAGGAAGGTCTGATATCTATATGCCTAGGACCAGCAAATACAAAAGGTGTGGGAGTCAGTGTATAATCTACTGGTGGGATGTAATCTGAAACTGCCTTGATTACATCTAAGCTAGCATGAGGATTATATCCTAAGTCTGCACGGATAGATTCAAGACTATGGCATAGTTGTATAACCCAGTGAGCATTATGATATGAGTCTATTACCCATTTAGTGCAAGGATGATTATGGTATGCAGATTTATATATGTGAGCTGATCTTAGGTTTGGAAACCAAGTACGTGCAGCAGTGGATAACATTTGCGCAGATTCGAGAATCATCTTATGAATATGCTGATCACAGTGATATGATGCAGCAATTTCAGGATTAGTATCTAGGATAAAGATATTCATTTCATAACCCTCACTGAGCGTACAAGGACAAAACCAAAGTCTAGATCCGGTAGCTTACGGAAAGATAACTTAATCTGTGCATAAGAACTAAGATGTTCAGGTGCAAGCAGTTCCTGATACATTAGATAGTATTTAATATTATCCCTGTAGAAGTATGCTTTATCAGGACCCTCTAAGCGATCTAGTAAGTATTGTGGTGTCCAGTATAGTAGGAAATATCTCTCTAACTTAGCGCGTAGCTTACTGTCAAAGATACTGAATGTTTTCATACATTCATCTATCTCATAGAAAGATAGCTTACCTTCTTTGACTAGTTTGTTTAGTTGTTCTATGTGCTTAAGTGATTCAGTTGTGGGCGTGGTCATGATGTTCCTTAGATGTGCTGATAGATTCAGGAGTTTTACCATGTCTGATAGGCTGTAAAACTGCATCAGGTGTACCCTTCACTTTAGCTATTTTTCTATTTTTTAGAGTGACAGGTATTGCTAATTCAACAGTGAAGGTTTTTTGTGTGCCCGCTTTATAATCAGTTCTAGTATCTTCTTCTAGCACAGTAACAAACATACCAGTTAAATCTAGTTTAGCTGT